TCAATCCGATCCGACTTGATCTCCAGCAAATTGTTGAACGGGGGCTTCAGCCGCTTGGCCACGTTCTTCATCTCCGCGAAGCACGCGTCAAACAGCTGCGCAGACGTGGGCGCCGTCACCACCGTCTTGCTCGGATACCGCATCAAGACGTGCCAGATGGCCGCCATGGCGACGCCCGTCGACTTGCCGACGCCGTGGCCAGACCGAACGGACACGCGGCGGATCGCTGGGGCGGCAATCGCGTCCAAGAGCTCAACCTGCCACTCGTCAGGCTCGACGCCAATGACCTCCTGGGCGAAGCGCACCGGGTCGTCGCGGTAGCGGCGCATCAACTTCAGAAACGGGTTATCTTGGGGGCTGGGCGCGTTCATGTGTTAACACTCCTGTGGCGTTGTGGTGTGAAATTTTTTTCTCGGGGTGCGTGAAGGGGACATGAGCTTTTGCACCCGCCCGAGATTTGAGAGGGGGGGGTCAAAACGCGGATCTCGGCAGCGATTTGGCGTCTGATCGGGCGAAAGAGTCATAACCGTTATTATGTTAAATCTTTTATCGTTGCAACTCAGCAGCTTAGCTGTTTTGCCTTGCTTGTGCCTTACTTCTGCCACATTTGAACGCCCAAAAGTGCCCAAATGTGGCGATATGTTGACTGATCGGCGAGATCGTGTCACGCGCGTACGCGCCTGCAACGCTGCGTCGATGTGCGATTTCGCGCTCAATCGTCGTCCTCCACCTCGATTGCCTCGCCCTCGATGACGTCGCCACCAACGCTGTTGAGCAGCTGCGCAGCCTGCGCGTGCAGGTCGTTCACGCTGATGTTGACAGCGATGTCTCGCTGCCTCGTGTCATACTCTGGCGACGCCTTCGCCGCCTTCCACTTCAGCACGTCGACCGCCAGCTTCGCGCTGTTCACGCTCGCCTCATGCTGATGTATCTCGTCTGCAATCTTCTGCGCCTGCGACGCGTAGTAGTGACCAGCCATCTGCTTGGCCTCGTCATAGCGCTGAGCTCTTCCCTCGCCCGACGCGATCCACTTGTGAAACAGGTTCCATCCCACGTTGTAATGCGCGATCACGTCGGACGCGTTCTTGCCCGCTGCGATCATCCCGAAGATCTCGTCCTCGCCGGCAGCCTCAAGCGCTGCCAGTTTCACCTTGCCAATTGTTCCCATGTCACACTCTCCTGCTCAAAACGGTATCTCGTCGCCCAGCTCAACGTCAAACGTGCTGTTCGCTGGTCCGATGCACCGCGTCACCCTTGCCTCGGGAAACTGCGCCAGCGTCTTCTCGATGAACTCGCTACTAAAGTTATTCCCCAGCACGATTGCTGCGTCGACCATATCATACACCAACCAATCTGGATGTTCACGCCTTATGCCGACCGCGTCGTGCAGCGCGATGCACACGATGTTCCCGCTGGCGATCTCGATGCAGTACGCGTGCCGACCCACCGGCTGATGCCCGTTAGCCTCCGCCTCCGCTTCCAGCGCATCCCAGGCGCGTATCAGCTGCGTCGCGATCTGGTGCACCGCCACCACGTCATCCGCTTCGATCTTCACCCGCAGCGCGTCGTACGCCGCCTCAAAGCGCCCAGCGAGCTCCGGGCTCACGAGAGACGGCAGAGTGTCGCCCCACTTGAGCGTCTTCTCCCGCGCCTTTCGATCAAGCGGAGCCAGCTGACCATCGACCTGACGTGAGATCGGCTTGCTCTGGTTGCCAGTCTCGAACGTCCCCTTATCCTTCCGCGCCTTCGTGTACTTCGGCTTCGCTTTGCCACTCACCTTAGCTGCCATGATATAACTCCCCTTCGTCCCTAATGTTAACCACACCTAAAATCTCACGCACGCCACACCACCACACCACCACGCTATACAATAGCGTGTGGTGGTGTGGGAGGTGAAATGGCCTTATTTACCACACTCTCCACACCTCCCCACACCCCATGTGTGGAAGGTGTGGAAGCATTAATGCAACACATCTGCATCGCTCCTCACCCCCGTTATCTGGTCATCAAGCCGCAGCAGCGCGTGTTCCAGACACTGCATGGTTGCCACGATGATCTCCTGCACGCGCATCCGCTCCTCGACGGTGCGCGGCTGCATGAGCCCCGGCTCGAACTCGATGGCGCAGGCGCGCAGTATGTCGGACCAGTAGACCGCCATGATGAGATCCTCGTCCTCGAGGTTCATGTCGCCACTGTCATCGAATTCGGTCAAACGCCCGCCTCCTCGCCGGTGATCCACTCACCCACGACGACCACCGGCACGTCACGCCCAGTGCGCAGATCCTTCTCGCGCTCGATGCGCAGCACGTCGGTCTCGATCCACTTCTTCACGATTGCGTTGACCTTAGCCTTCTCATGCTTCTTGTCGACGTCGAGGTTAAGGTGCAGCGCCACGATGTTGCCCACCCAGTGCTTAGCCTGCGGGTTCTGGCGCATGAACTCGCCGCGCTCGGCCGCCTGCCCGACGTCACGCTGCACCTTCATCGCGTCCTTGGCGCTCACCCCGTCGAAGAGGTCAGGCATCGCGAACTCGGTCGCGACCCCGACGTATTCCCCGTTCGGCAATTTCACGCCGACCATGCGCCGGTACACTGCCTTCGATGCCGGCGGAGCCATGTTCGACTTGCCGTCGTCCACCCGGAAGATGCCCAGCGCCTCGGTCTCCGACACGCCCAGCTTGAGCGCGTCCTCCTGCGACACGCGGTTGATGACGCGCGCCGCTCTTGCTGCGCCGAGCAATGATCCGGCGCCGCGAATGCTGTCGACGTTGGCGTCATCTCCGTTGCCCTTGCGGATGTGGTGAACGAGTGACGCGGCGCAGTCCGTCTCGTCGCACACGGAGCGCACGGCCCCGACGGCTGCGTTCATTGCGACGTTGTCGTTCTCCTGTATGCCAGTCGCCCCGACCCACGGGTCGATGCTGACCAGCCCGATCTTGTTCTCCGTAATCTTGGCCGTCAGGTAGTCGACCAGCGCGTCGTCGACTGTGATGCCGTCGCGGTCTTGCCTGGCGAAGATGATGTTCATGTCGCGGCCCGCGTCGAGGAACAGCTTGCCCCGGATCTCGTCTGCCGTGACGTTGTAGTGCAGCATAGCCGCGGCCACACGCCGCTGGAGCTCCTCGTATGGGTCTTCCAAGTTGATGATCCACACGTTGCACGGCTCGTGCACGGGCTCACCGAGCAGCGGACGGCCGGTGCAAATTGCCAGCGCCTCCACGATTTGCATGGACGTCTTGCCCACGCCCCCGGCTGACGCCAGCACGGACACGTTTGATCGGATGTAGTGCTGGCCGTAGATCCAGCGCCGCGCCGGTATGCTTGCCGGGTCAACGGGATCATATGGCGTCGGGTAGCTGCGCTCGGACTGCGCGATCTCGGCCTGCACCTGCGCGACCGGCTTTGCCATCGCCAATGCCTCACGCAATTTCTGCGCCCCAGCCTCGCGGATGTAGTCGTTGGCATCCTTGACGCCCTCAACGCCCAGCATGTCGAAGCGCACGACGTGCACGTCGGTGCTGCCGTCGCCGCGGAGCACGTCGGCCACCGCGTCAACGTCGAGATCCGGGTCGGCGCAGATCGTCACGTCGGACGCACGCGGCACGGGATATGTTGACATGCCAGCCTTGCCGAACGTGCAGACGATTGTCGCCTCGTCGCCGACCGCCTGGTACACGCTGAGCGCGTCCTCCGGCCCCTCGGCCATGATGATGACGCCGCCCTCGTGCTCGTTGCCGATCCGCATGACGTTGCCGGCGATCACGCCGCGGCTGTATTTGCTGATGCCGTTGTGCTCTCGCTTGTGGCCGTCGGGTGTGAGCAGCACGCTCTGCACGCCGCACACTTCTCCCTCTGGACTGAGCGCGGGAAACATAATTGCGGGGCCGTCGTATATGTTCGGGTTGAACCGCGCCGCATGTGAGGCTGTGCTGGCTCTCAGACCCCTCGAGTTGAGGTAGAGCAGCGCCGGACGCACGGCGTCGGTGTTGTCACGCGAAATCGTGACGCCGCGCTCCCAGATTTCGCGGGCCTTGCGCATCTTGTCCGCGCGGGTCTCGTCGTCCCTCGCCAGCACTTCCTTAGCGGCCAGGCGCGCCATGAGGCGCTCGAACTCGCTGGGCGTGTACGGCATCGCGTCGGAGCTTTCGAGCTCCTTCGGATTGTCGCCGCCGCGCTTGAAGCCGCTGCCGATTGTAGCCTTGATCTCGTGATCTTGCAGGCCCATTGCCTTGGCCGCGCTGTGCAGCTCCATGAGTGCCGCGTCCAGGTTTGCCGGCGCCATGTGCGCGTGGCGGCCCAGGCTGAATGCGGCCTTGTTTAAAATTTCGTTGCGGCTCCCCTTGATCGCACCGGCCACGTCGGCCACTGCGCTCTCCGCGACTTTGCTAAAGTATCTCTCGCTCATAGTTTCCACCCTATAGTTTTT